GTCGCCGGCGGGCGCGGGGTAATCGATCCCCTCGCGCTTGAGCACCGCGCAGATACGCTCGTAGACCATGCCCATGACGGGCTCGCCCAGGATGACCTTCCGGACGGTCCGTGGATCGGCCGATGCCTGGCCCGCGACCCGGATGATCACGTGGTAGGGGACCGTGGATCGGCGCGAGGCGGCGGCGGTTGATGCCATGCGGGATAGCGTACCAGCGGCGCGGCGTAGTGACAATCGCGGCACGGTGTAGTCACCGCGCGGGATTCGTGCGCGCGTGGCTGGCGCGTTCTTGCGCGCGATCCGGCGGTTCCCCTACCGTCGAATCCGGAACTTGCGTTGCAAAGCCCGCGACCTCTACCCGCTTCCCTCCTCGCGCCAGGTGACGCGCGAGGGATTTCTGGTCGCGCCGGCGAAGATCAACCGCACGGGAATCCAGGTCTACCGCGCTCGCGAGCTGGGGCTCGATGGCGGGGATCGGCCGGTCCGGCTGTATCGGCCCGCCGAGGAGGTCTTCCGCAAGGAGACGCTCGACTCGTTCGAGAGCCAGACGACGACGGACGACCATCCCGAGGACGACGTCAACAGCGAGAACTGGTCGACGCTCGCGAAGGGCGACATCCGGGACGTCTGCCCCGACGGCGAGGAGACGGCTGCGCGAGTCATCGTCCGGGACGAGACCACGAAGCAGAAGGTCAAGGCGGGGAAGGCCGAGCTCTCGTGCGGCTACTCATTCGACCTCGACATGACGCCGGGCAAGACGGCGCGCGGCGAGGACTACGACGGAATCCAGCGGAACATCATCGGCAACCATGTGGCGATCGTGGACCGGGGCCGAGCGGGCTCTGGTGTGCGGATCGCCGATCGCGACCCCTCTGAAAGGAATCGGACCATGACCAAGCAGCGGCTCACGATCGCATCCACGAAGATCAGCGACAAGCTCACGGTCCCGGGCTTCAGCTTCGACATCGACGCCGACGACGCCGCCGCCCAGGCGGTGCGCGACGCGTACGACCGGCACGGGAACGCGCTGTCGGAGCTCAAGGACGCCCATATGGCGGTCTGCGGTGAGCGCGACTTCCACGCCTCGCGCGCCGACGGCCTCGCCTCGCAGATCAAGGACATGGCGAAGGCCGATCCGGACGAGGACGGCGACGAGGACGAGGAGGGGACGACGGACAAGAAGGGCAAGGACGCCGCCGCCATCGCGCGCGTCAAGGCCAAGCTTGAAGCGCAGGACGCCGAGATCAAGCGGCTGAAGGCGCTGGCCGAGCCGGCCGCGATCGAACTGGCCGCGGAGACGCGCGCCAAGGTCGTCGGCGACGCGAAGCCGTTCGTGGCGAAGGACTTCGACCCGAAGGGGAAGACGGTCGCCCAGATCCGGATCGCGGCGCTCGACGGCGCGATGAAGAACGAGAGCGTCAAGGCGATCCTCGTGGCGGTGCTCGGCGGCGTCGAGCCGGCGAAGGCCGACGAGATCACGCAGGCCCGCGCGCTGGACGCCGTGAAGGCGGCCGCGGCGCGCGTGACGACCGAGGACGACGACGGGCAGGACCCGCTGATCTCCCGGCGCATGGCCGGCGATACGGACGTCGAGGACACGGACGCCAGCAACAGCGATGGCGGATCGACCGTCCAGTCGTACTGGCAGCGCGAGGCGGCGATGAGCCGTCGCCCGGCGACCGCCCGGAACTATGGCCGCGACAGCGGCGGCAGCGGCGCGGTCGTCGAGGACTGATCGCAGACGTCGAGGCTGACCGGGAACCCATCAACGGACCGAAAACAGGAGAGACATCATGGCCCAAGCAACTTTGACGACCTGCGGTGGCGACACCTTCACCGCGGGTGTTCCCGGTCAGATCGCGGACCTCGAGAGCGCGCAGATCATCACCCGCATCAACGGCCAGTCGGGAGCGATCGACTTCGGCGTGGCCGCTGGCTGGAACACGGGCGACGCGGACGGCTCCTGCCGGGCCATCACGACGGCCTCGTTCCTGCTCGGCATCACCGCGCGCGAGCCTCTGTTCGCCGCCTCGGCTGACGGCCTGACGACCGTCAACTACACGCAGTACAAGAGCGTGCCGATCCTGATCGACGGCGAGATCTTCGTCCAGGCGGCGGAAGCGACGCTGGCGCAGGACGAGGTCATCGCGATCACCGACGGCAGCGGCACCGGCAACACGGCGACCGGCGCGCTGGGAGCGATCCACAGCGGAGCCCTCAGCTCGGTCCGCCTGCTCGTCCCCGGCGCGGTCTGGCTGGACACGGTCGCGAGCGGCGCCATCGGCCGCGTCCGCATCAAGACGGTCGGCAACGTCCGGACGACGACCTAACGGTCGGCGGAAACCACCTCGCAGACAACCTCCACAACAAGCACGGGACAAAAGACATGCAAACCCAGAAGATCAAGGTCGTCGATACGGTGGGCGCTCCCGCATACGCGGAGATCGGCCACTGCGGCCGCGACAACTGCCGGCACGTCCACATCGAGCCGGACCGGTTCGACAAGCTGCTCGACTGGACCAAGAGCAACGCGGAGGGGATCGGCCTCACAGTCGGCGACGGGCGCGAGAAGACGCGCCGCCCGTCGTTCGCCGCGAAGGACGCCCAGGAGGCGCTGTTCTTCCTGGTCAGCCAGCTCGCCTACACGGAGGCGGGGCTGTTCGCGCGGTCCTACCAGCCGCTGCAGTACAAGGACCTGATCCCGCAGGACTACAGCGCGGGCGAGGCTGCCGACGTGATCCGGTACGAGATCTACGACGAGGTTGGCCAGGCGGACGACGTCAACCCGAAGTCGGACGACATCCCCACGGTGGACGTCCTCTACGCGGACAAGACCTACCCGGTCTCTCACGCGGGCATCGGGTACGACTTCACGACGCAGGAGCTGCGGGCGACCGCGTTCCTGCGCCGGCCGCTCCCGGAGCGCAAGCTCCACGCGGCGATGCAGGCCTACGACCAGTTCCTGAACGTGGTCGGGCTCTCGGGCCGCGTGAAGAAGAACTACACCGGCCTGCTGAACAACACGACGATCACCCACGCGGTGACGCCGAGCGGGAAGGCGTGGTCGGCGGCCAGCGGCATCACCGCCGCCGAGATCGTCTCCGACTTCAACTTCGGCCTGAACGCCGTCTGGGTCGGCTCGAAGTTCACGGTCATCCCGGACACCGTCGGGATCCCGTCGTTCGCGTGGCAGTACATCAACGCGGTGCCGGCGACCGGCACGACCGGCTCCTTCCAGGTCTCCGTCCTGAAGTACCTGATGGAGAACAACCTGTCGGTGGCGAAGAACGTGCCGCTGAACATCGTCCCGATCTACCGGGCGAACACGGTGGGGAACGGCGGCACGGGCCCCGGCGCCTCGGCGGCGTCGCGCGCGGTGTTCTACCGCAAGACGGACCAGGACCTGATCCAGCACGTCCCGCTGCCGCTGCGCTTCCTGGCGCCGCAGCTCGTGGGCCTGAAGGTGAAGGTCCCGGGAGAGTTCCGCTACGCCGGCGTCGAGGTTCGGCGCCCGCCGTCGTTCTACTACATGGACGGGGTGTAGACTCCGGAGGGAAAGCAACCCTCAAACCCGAACCGGCGGCGCCCGCGGCCGCCGGCTCAAGGAGTCGCCACCATGCCCACGATCGAGAACTACGCCGAGCACCCCTTCCACTTCCCGAAGAAGATCGAGTCCACGGGGAAGGGAACGCTGGATGCAACCACGTCGGCCTTCGAGGAGGGCGTGCTCTTCCCGCGCGCCGGCCTCCCGGACGACAGCGGCAACCCGATCCCCTCGAAGACGAAGGTCTCGAAGGAAAAGCTGGCCGAGATGCAGGGCCATCCGGTCGCGAAAGGCTGGTTCAATCGGACCGGCCTGATCGTCGCGGAGAAGGAGACCGAGGACAGCGCGCCGGAAGACGGCGTCAACGCCCTGGGCGGATCCGCGAAGGCGAAGCCCCGGCAGTAGGCCAGCCGGTGACGCCAGCGGAATTCAAGCTCATCTTGCCGGTGTTCAAGGACGCCGCAGATCCGCTGGTCCAGACCTGGCTGACGGCGTCAGACGAAGCGTTCAACGAGGCGCGGTGGGGTGGTTGGCTCAACCTCTACCGCGCCTATTGGGTCGCCCACATGATCGTCGTGAACTCGGCCGACAAGGCGGTCGTCGAGGGGAACGACACGACTATGCACGAGACCGACAACCTGAAGTTCATGCGCTCCGAGGCGCTGCTCGTTCAGCAGGACGAGAACGACTGGAAGCGGACCCTCTGGGGGAAGCGGTACTTCAGCAAGGCGCGCGAGATCGGGATGGGGGGCGCCGCGGTATGAGCGGCATCCTACCGGCGGCGTGGCGGGCCTGGGGCGCGGAGCCCTGCACGCGCCAGGTGCTCGAGACGATGCGCGCGGCGGTAAAGCTCCGGCGCCGGCAGTCCGAGGCGGCGGTCGCGGCCGGGCAGATGCTGGCGGCGGCGGAGGCCGAGGCCGAGGCGAAGGCGATCGAGGACCTCGTCGCGGCGATCGACTCCCTTACGGGCGCGCCGCGCGCCGCGGTGGCTGCCTGATGCCCCTGCGGCACGTCGGCGGGATGACGACCGCCCAGCTCCGGGACATGGTCAAGTCGGTAGGCGGCTCCTCGTTCCACGGCGAGCTGACGGCGGCGATGGCGGCGACGGCCCACCGGGAGCTTCTCCGGGGCTTCCAGCTCTCGCGGGACCCCTACGGGAAGGCCTGGGCGCCGGTCGACCGATTCCAGTTCCTCAAGGGCGGCCGCCAGGGGCCGGCGCGGCGCGGGAAGCCGCTCATCGTGACGGGCGAACTGCGCGCAAGCGCGGTCGTCGCTCCGACCTCGGACGGGTTAACGATTGGCCTCGCCTCCGACCACGCCGCCCCGCATCAGTTCGGGACGAAGGGCCGGAAGCGGAAGGCGTCGGCTCGGCGCGCGCGGAAGGCGGCCGCCGCCGGCGCGGGCGGTATCCGCCGCCGGCAGATGATCCCGACCGCCGAGGATGGCGGGCTCGGCCTCTGGAAGGCTCCTCTCGACGAGACCGCCAAGAAGGTCATGAAACGCTGGGTGGGACGATGAGCCTGGCCGCCATCTTCGAGAAGGCGCGCCCCGTGATCGACGCCGCGCTGGCGCGCGCGGGCTTCGAGAAGCCGTTCCACGAGCTCGGGGAGGAGCACCTCCCGCGCGCCGACAAGCTCCCGGCCCTCGTCTGGGTACCGGTAGGCGGCCCGATCGTCCCGCCGCGGCAGGCGGGCGCGGTCGGAGCGGTCGCCGCCGGCGCGGCCGTCGTCCTGGCGGCGAACCAGAACCCGCGCCACCTCTGGACGCGCGACGAGACGATCCGCCTGCGCATCTCCGCCGGCTGCGAGGACCGGCCGGCATGGGCGCCCGAGGAGCCGTTCGGTGGCTTCCGGGAGACCGAGGCGCTCCTGAACGCCGTCGTCGCGGTCATGAAGGAGCACCTGACGCCGTGGACGTTCCGCCCCGGCAGCGTCGCCTGGACATTTTCGTGGCCGACAAAGAGCGAGGAGCCACGCCACGGGTTCATCAGCGGCCACTCCTGCACGCTCGATTTCCAGCTCTCGATCCCGCTGACGGCCGAGAAGCAGGTGACCGCACAGGCCACTTCCGCTACCATCACCCCGGAGATCACCACATGAGCGACGTCAAGAGCGAAGCGAAGGTCGAGAAGATTTCCAAGGGTGACCCGGACGCCGAGGCCGCGCCGCCGGCCCCCGACGTGAAGCGCGCGGTCGAGAAGATCGCCTTCGAACGCGGGATGCTGCCGGAGTTCAAGGCCGCGACGCCGCCCGCCCACCGCCCGGGTGCGCAGATGCCGCCGGTCCACAACGAGAAGTTCGCGATCTTCGCGCGTGCGCAGATCGTCAACAACTGGCCGATCGGCTTCGAGCTCACGGGCAAAGAGTTCGACGCGGCGGTCGCGGCGTCCGAGAAGCTCAGCGTCTACCGATAGGAGATCCCCATGTCCGACATCACCCTGAATATCCTGGACGGGCAGCTCGGCGCGCTGCCGGCGAGCATCCCGAATGCGCTCGTCCACGCGGGCGTGAGCCCCTCCGGGACGGTGAACACCGTGTACGGACTCGGGGACATCAACACCGCGGTCTCGACGCTCGGCTACGGGCCGCTGACGGAGAACGTCGGCGACACCCTGGCGGTCGCGGGGCCCTGCTTCGCCTGCCCGGTGAACCCGAGCGTGGCGGGATCGGTCAGTTCGACGACGCACACCGGGACCGGAGCCGGGACCGTGACGGCGTCGCTGGCGCCGGCGAAGATCATCCGCGCGAAGATCGTCACGGGCGGCGCGCTCGCCACGATGACGGTCCAGTTCTCGGTCGATGGCGGCGCCTACGGGACCGTGTTCACGTCGACGGTGACGAGCTTCCCGAAGCTGGTCCCGGGGACGCTGACGGTCCTGACGTTCTCCTCCCAGACGTACACGGGCGGGGATATCTGGACGTTCAACACGGACGGCACCTCAAGCCTCACGGGCGCGGGGACGCTCGGCTGGGTCACCGGCGCCAGCAGCCCGCTCGACGCCTATGACGTGTTCGTGGCGATCACGACGGCCGGCGCGCTCGGCGCTGCGGTCTTCACGGTCTCGGTCGACGGCCAGACGGGCAACACCACCTCGGCGCCGATCCTGGTGCCGGGTGCCGGCGTCTACGTCATCCCCGGGACCGGCGTGGTCCTGACCTTCGCGTCGACGTTCGTCCTGGCGGACACCTACGAGATGACGGCGGTCTCTGCCGGCTTCTCGGGGTCGGACGTCACGGCGGCGCTGACGGCGATCGGGAACTCGGCCAACACCTATATGGCGGTGAACATCGCGGGCGCGGCGGCCAGTGCGGCGGCGGCGGCGAGCCTCTCGGCCACGGTCGCGACCTCGATGAACGCCTTCGAGGTGGCCTATCGATACATGTTCGCGATCGTCGCCTGCCCCCAGACCGAGGGCGATACGACGATCGGGACGGCCTTCGTCTCGTTCGCGAACCCGCGCGTGATGGTCTGCGTCGGCGACGTCGCGCACGTCTCCTCGCTCGGATCGGCGCAGGTCATCCGGCGCAACTGCGCGACGGTCGTGGCGTCGCGGCTCGCGGCGACGAACCCTTCGCAGGACCCCGGCTTCGTCGGCGGCGGCGAGATCAAGAACGTCCGCTCGATCTACCGGAACGAGGCCAGCACGCCCGGCCTCGCCACGCAGCGGTTCACGGTGATGACGTCGCGCCCGACCAAGTCCGGCTTTTTCGTCAAGAACGGCCTGATGATGGCGAACTACGGGTCGGACTTCGCGACCGTGATGAACCGCCGGGTGATGGACATCGCCTGCACGACGACGGTCGGCGTGATCGTGAACTACCTGA